TTCTGTTTACATCGACTTCAATGATTTTAGATGTGTCTTTCAAGAACATGGCATTACTTGTGTTTATCTGGTTGGCAAAGAAGAGCCTATACAATGTCGTGATTCTGTTGATGAAATTACCGATCAAGTTTTTAAACATTATGGATAAAGTCAAAAGAACTTTTAGTAATGCAGTCAGGCAACCATATCAGGATGCTATTGGTACAGTTTTAAAGATCATTGATTATCACAACAAACAAGCCAGAGAAGATTTCGCTAATACTCAGTTTCATAGCAAACAAGCTACGGCATTAAAGTTATGGATGATAGACATGAAAGAATTTATTATTAAGCATGAGAAGAAAGCCATACAAAAAAGCCAAGAAGAAAAAGGGCGAGAAGCAGTTTTATCAAGCATTAATGAAAATGTACAAACAAAATGAACAGGGAGAAGAAGATGAAAAGAAAACCAAAGAGCTTAACAAAACAGGTAGCAGGTAATCATTATAAGAATTTAGGCATAGAACCAATAGAATATATCTTGGCTAATGAACTGTCTTATTGTTGTGGCAATGCGGTCAAATACATTACTAGAGATAAAGACGATAGAATCAACGACCTTAAAAAAGCAATACATTATTTAGAAATGGAGATTGAATTAGTCCACAACAAAAGAAGATAAATATGAAAACCAAGATTAAATATTCTGGAAAGCTAACAGAAAAAACTTTGAACAGAATTAGAAAAGATTTAAAAAGGAGAAACAAAATATGAAAACACAAAAGATAGACCATACACCTGAAGCTGTTGGAAAACTTAGCGTAAATTGGGAACTTTCCGCTTCAATAGCTGATGCGGTTATAACAGGAAACAATCCTTACCAAACTAGGAATCAAGTATTGGAGAATTGTCATAAATCTATGAATGGCGAAGATATATCTATACCTACTAATAATTATATGGAAGTGGGCAATGTCTTGGAAAAACCTATAGCTGAATTAGCGTGTAAAAGGATTGGCTTACTTGATGCAGAATTAGTCATTACCGAAGCTGTAAGACATAAGAAAGTAACATTGAATGGCTCAATAGATGCGATTGGTGTGGCAGATAATCTATTTATCACTAAAGATGTAGATAAAGGTTTTTATTGTCCTGATTTAGAAGATGGTGAAGGCTTCAAAATAAATGGTAATGGCATTATAGAGATAAAGACAACAAATGCACCTTTAAAGGAAACTCTGCCTACTTATCGTGGTGTTACTCAAGTTAGATGTTTAATGGCTATTACTGAATTTTCATGGAGTGTCGTTTGTGTTTTGAATGGTTCTGATTTAAGAATGTATTTTTATCAACGTGATGAACAATGGGAGAAAGATGTGTTAGAGCCAACAGTGATTGATTTTAATAATCGTGTTGCTAACCTTGATTGGTATGACCCTTTTGATACAAAGGAAGCTAGTTACATAACACCGCAAGACAATGGTGAATCTACCGAACTAACAAAGCAAGACCAAGTACAAATAGATAACATTGTGGCTTGGGAAGCACAAATAAAGAACCTAAAGGACAATATCGAAGAAGCTAAGAAAAGCATTATGATGTCAATGAAAGATGCCAAAGAAGGCTATTCTGAATCCCATAAGGTCGTGTGGCAGACAATTAATTACAAAGCACAACCTGAGAAGGTAGTACCAGCAAAAGAAGCCTATACTTCAAGAAGATTTAGCATCAAAGAATTGCCAAAGAAAGATTAACTGTCAATAACAAGTTTATAATTTCTATCTGCTCGTCCTTTTACTTGTACCGCATAAGTAGAATCAAGTAATTCTTCACCAGCTAATTCAAAATCTCTTTCTTCCATAGCTTCTAACATCTTGGTAAATTTGCATAGTCTTTTAATTCCTAGATTGAAACACATATCTGCTAAGACCAATCTGACGTTGTAAGGCATAGATTGCCAAAAAGGTATGTTTCTATCAAGATCATTAAAGACACCATCCATGTCATTCTTTAACATTAACTCAGCTTCATCAATAGATATGCCATTATCTTCAATATTGCGACCTACGCCACAAGTCAATTTTTCGCTTGTACACCGATAGATTTTAAGTTCCATGCCTTCATTCTTGATAAGCATTTCTTTTAAATCATCAATCAGTTCTTTGGTAACACCTGTTTCCATTATGGCTTGTACGAATCTTTGGTATTTTCTTCTCGCATATTGTTTCTTGCAACACCTTTGAATTTTTCAAAACTTCGCATACCGCCAAGACCTAACATTGACAATGTTAAAGTCATAAGACCTTCAGTATCAATATCAGGTGGCACAATATCAATGGTAAATGTCCATACCACCCAATTAAGTATCGGTGCTAAGAAATACGCCCATGCTAATCCCAATGCACATATCCACATGATGGCAGGTCTTGCACCAGCTACAAAGATAGAACCATGTTTAGCTTGTTCTAAATTTATTTCATTTTGTGATTTTTGCAAATCAATCATTTGTGATTTGATACTTGATTCAAGTTCCATACGTTTAGTTTTATCAGGTATGGCTTTACCGATTAAATCGCTTATTGGTTTAAAAAATTTATCAATCATTGTCTTTGCCCTCCAATATGTCTTTTAGTTTTTGTCGCTTTTCATAAGCAGAATCTTGATGTAAGTCTTTATCAACTATCTTTTCTAATTTAAGAGATTCTATCTTGGTATTGCTGATATAACGCCATGTGTAGCCATCACGCCCATAAACACCAAAAACAGTAGTTCCCATGCCTATTTTAATTATCATGGCTTGTTCGCCATCTAATAAGACCTTATCGCCTTCGTTGAATTGTGAGTTTAGTTTGAATTTAAGACCTTTGATAAAAGATACCGAATAATCTTTAAGAGCAAGACCGCCTAAGACACTTGCTATAAATATTGAGATTTCAATATAATATTCTTCAATGTTCATTTCACATGAAGAACGCATTAATCACTAAAGAAGATAATAGACCGATAACAATACCAGCTATCTGCCACAATCTTTTATTGGTAGTATTTATATCCGATTCAATAGAATCTAATCTGCGAAAGTTCTCCTTCCATTTCTGTTCGCAAACTCTTTCATGCCTATCCAAAGCATTTGATACTTGTTCAACAGTTGGCTTTTTAGTCGATTGTCTTGGTTTCGCTGTCGCTTTCTTCGGCATTTCCTATACCTCTAAGGCTTTCTAATAGTGATTTAGATTTAAGATCAACCAATTGTTTTTTATCGGCAAACTCTCTAGCTATCGGTTCAATCTCAATACATCTTTTTTGCAAGTCTAAAAGAGCATCAAATAAACTTCTTTGTTCATCAGTCATATCTTTTTTGCTAAATTTTTCAACTAGACCATTATCGTTTTTAACTTGTATATCTGACATACTATTCACTTATTTCTTGTGCATCTAACATTTCCTGATATGCAGTCTTAACCTGAGTAGTCCAAATTGCATTACAAACAGCTTGAACTTTAGTATCTTCGTTAGATATGTCTGTGTCATTCCAAGCATCATCAATTTTTACACTTGGATTTACAACGTGCCTTTCAAAAAAACGATTTAGTTCATTATCATCTTCTTTTATTACTGTAGCAGTTCTGACTTGCACTTGTCCCATTTCAAGCACTTCTATTTTATCTACTACTGTTTCTTTTATTATTGCCATTTTTACCTCTTAATAATAATTATAATTTTTTACACTAAATAAGTTATTGAACCCACAAAAAAAGGTGTTACTTGTCCATTTAAATTACTTGAACTAAAACCAGCTGCGGTACTTCCATCTCTATTGTAATAAAAAGTAATTGAGGTTGCACTTGTCGATAAAAATCCATGAGGGTCTTGTGTCTGTGAATTGGCTATTCTTCCAATGTGCAAGTTACCTGTGATAGCTGGTTCTCCAGCATTTGCAAAAGGTAATCCTGATAAAACTAAACTACCTGTACCACCTGTAGGTGAATTTATTGAAACATTAAAATGAGCGTGTACTAAATTTCCTATTTTTGTATATTTGCCTAAAGTTGATCTGCCTGAAGTAGTAAAATCTGTACCATCAGTCGTTATAGTCGCTGTCCAAGTTCCTTCTTCATAATCGTCTAAAGCGTTTGCTGCTGCAGTATCTGAACCAAACTTAAGACCATCAGAATCCAGTCTTGCCCTAACTGAACCACCTGTAAAAAATCTTAAATATGGCGATGAATCATGATTATAAATAATTATTCCATTATCATTATCATCACTGTCACCAAATCTGATACTTCCAGAGTTTGATGTGCCAGATAAAATTGTAATTCCTGCATCACCAGAGTTTTCTAAAACTAATTCATCTGCTCCACTATCAGCAGAACCACTTGATTCTCCTGATTTGACATGAAGCAAACCTAATGGAGATGCTTCACCAATACCTACATTACCGCCATTTTCTACTACAACTTTTGGGTTAGTGCCAACAGTAGAACCTGTGCCTATAACTAAATCATCAGCAGAATCATCTAAACCAATATAAAAATCTTGTGCATTACCATCAAATATTAATGCTGTATCTTCTTCACCACCATCACCAATAGTTATTTTTGGTGTTGTGCCTTTTAAAACTAAATGACTGTTTGTTAGAGTCATTACATCTGTTGCACCAATTTTAAAATCTATTTGATCGTCTGTATCTGCTGTTATGGATGTATCTGCATCAGCATCTAAAATTAATTCTTGTCCATTGACATCAATTGTGCCTGTGGTTGTTAAATTACCATTTACAGTCAAAGCACCTGATGTTGCATTATCTGCGGTGATTGATAAAGGTAAAGTAATCCAAGCGTTGTTTGCAGAATTTCTTAGCTTTAATAAATTGTTTGAAGTATCAATCCACCATTCATAAGCAAATTTTGTAGATGGTTCTGATGAACCTGAATTATTAGATACTATTGCATCTAAAGCATTATTTAAGTCTGCTCTAAAGTTAGCACCTGATTGATTAGCTATATCATAATCGTGTTGAGCCATTAAAAACCTCTTGCTATATAGTCAAATGTTCTAGCGACAATTGTACCACTACTGTTCTTGAAAGTAATTGTAAAACCTGTGCTAGA